CCGAGTATTACTCCCTCACGGCTACGGCCTAACAAGCAACCACAGGAAAACGCACCATGTACGCACTGAACAACGAGTCCGCGCAAGCAGCACGCAAGGCCGAGCAACGGACGAGCTTCATCGACGAAAAAGGCAAGTATGTCGGCAAGTTCACGCGCGCCGAGGACATCACCGCGGCAAGCGGCACACGCGGCATCGCATTCACGTTCGAGACCGACGACGGCCAGAAAGCGAACTTCTCGATCTACACGATCAAGTCGAACGGCGAAAAACTCGGCGACTTCGGGACGCTGATGGCACTGATGACGTGCCTCGGTGTTAAGGACATCAAGCCGGCGCAGGTTGCATCGATGGTCTGGGACAAGGACGCGGCGGCCAACGTCAGCAAGACGCTGAGCCAATTCCCGGAACTGCTGAACAAGCGCGTCGGCATCCTGATCGCAATGGAGGAATACGAGAAGCGCGATCAGAACAAGCGGCCGACTGGCGAGACCGGCTGGAGCGTTCGCCTGAATGCCGTGTTTCAGGCCGACACCGAACTGACGGCATCCGAAATCCTTGACCGCAAGACGACGCCGACCAAGTTGCCGCAGCTAGTCGCCGCCCTGAAGGATCGGCCGCTGAAGAAGTCGACGGCATCGAGCAACGGCGGCCACATCGCCGATGAAAACTTCGGCGGATTCGACACGATGGCGGACGACATCCCCTTTTGAGGTACGCGCAATAAAACCGCGTCGCCGGCCCGCGCCGGCGTCAGCCAGGAGACCTCCCATGCAAGAGTTCACAGTCTGGTTCGACAAGAGCACCAAGCCGATACACATTGGCGTCTATGAAGTGCGCCGCAAGCCGAACGGCAAGACCATCTTTCGCCTGTTCAGCTACTGGACCGGCAAGCGCTGGTCCTACACCGCGCAGACGCCACGCGGCGCCGAGTCCTGCAAGCACCGGCCGAGCGCCGAGGCCGAGCGCGAAGGCGGCTTCGAATGGCGCGGTCTGCGACGCAAAAAAATTTGACCGCTACAGATACCGGCATGGTATCTTTATGCATGTACCGATACCGCCGCACAGATCAAACAAGAGGAACCGAAATGTCACTCAACCTGTTCGAAATCTCCCGCGAGTACCGCGATGCAGCCGACACGCTGGCTGAGTTGGATCTGGACGAAACGACCGTGCGCGATACGCTGGAATCAATTAGCGGCGATCTGACGACGAAGGCGCAGAACATCGGCTTCGTCATCAAGAACATCGAGGCCAGCGCAGAGCAGATTAAGGCGCACGCCAAGGCGATGCTCGACCGGGCGAAGGCGCTGGAGAACCGTGCAACGTCGGTCAAGCAATACCTGTTCGACGGCATGAGGCTGGCGAACGTGCCGAAGATCGACACGCCGTTTTTCAAGCTCGCGATTCGCGACAACCCGGCTGCGGTGCAGATCGACGACGAATCCCTGATCCCTGCCGAGTACAAGACCGATCCACTGCCGCCAGTTCCGGCGCCAGACAAGAAGTTGATCGCCGCCGCGCTGAAAGACGGCTTTGAAGTGCCGGGCTGCCGACTTGTTCGCGGCCAGCGTTTGGATATTCGCTAAGTCGAGAACCGCCATGCGAACCAACTTACGCCTGAAGTTCGATAGCTACAGCGAATACGGCTTCGACGGCTTCAGGTGGTTCATTCGCAGAACTGTCGCCTACTCCGACATTTGCATCCAGTGACGACAGCCGACCACTTACAGGATTGCAGGCAGCGCTTCATGGCCGCGGTGCGCGACGGTCGCAGCGGATCGTTCGAGCGCGCGAAGCAGATCGTCGAGAGCGTGCGCAGCAAGGCCGGCGAAGAAGTGGCAGAGCGGGCGAAGAAAGAAATCTGGAATTACATAAGATCGGACCGTAAAACGTGAAAAACATATACCGCCATGAGTTCGTGAGTCATTGCCCGAACAATGACAAGGCGATTGTCTACGCCTTATGCATCGAGACCAGCTCCGTAATTCAGGTCGAGCACATTGTCACCGCAGCAGCGCTGCACAAGCGCGCGTTTCATGAGGCGATTGCAGATGATCTGCACTCGCGTTTCGGCGGCCTGCAAACTATGCGCGCACATCACCACGGCGTCGATATTGAAACGGTGCGCGGCGATGAATGAGGCCATTGGTGAGCGTATCCGGCGCATTCGAAAAGAGCGCGGCATGACGTTGGCAACGGTTAGCGAGCGCATTTGCATGCATGCCAGCTACATCGGTCAGGTTGAGCGGAGCGAGCACGCTCCCGGCCTCACTATGGCAGCCGATTTAGCGCGCGTCTTTGGCGTCAGCCTTGATTACATCGCTGGACTCACTGAGCACGAGTGCAACCCTTACGTGCAGCGGGGCCGAGCATGATTCACTACCACGGCTCCCCTATTACGCCCGCAACGGCCGCCGTGCGAGTTTATTCAGGCGGTCACGCGTTTGTTTCTTTCCGGCACCCTGAGCAGCTTGGCCTTGCAATTGATGTTGCTCAGACGTTCGCGGTCGACAACGGTGCTTTCAGTGCATGGCGCAGCGGGAATCCAGTGACTGACTGGCGACCATTCTATGAATGGGTTGCAGAACTGCATCGCTATCCATCTTTCGACTTTGCTGTCATCCCTGACGTAATTGATGGCGATGAAGCAGCAAACGATGCCCTGCTGGCCGAATGGCCGTGGCGCGAGCGCGCGCCGTGGATAGGCGCCCCTGTATGGCACTTGCACGAGAGTCTCGACCGACTCGATCGCCTAGCGTCCGCATGGCCGCGCATCTGTTTAGGCAGTTCCGGCGAATTTGCTTCGGTGGGATCACAAGCCTGGTATGTCCGCATGGCCGAAGCCATGGATGTTCTATGCGACAAGAGCGGCAGGCCAATTTGCAAGATTCATGGTCTCCGCATGCTTGACCCTGACGTATTCACGCGCTTTCCGTTCGCCAGCGCAGATAGCACAAACATCGGCCAGAACATCGGCATCGATAGCAAGTGGCGCGGACCTTACACACCAGCGACCAAGGAATCTCGCGCTCAAGTTATGCGAGACCGGATCGAAGCTCATCAGTCGCCGACATTTTGGATACGAGAACTGGCGCCGGTTCAAACAGGTTTTGCCCTGGAGGCAGCATGACAGACCATCCATTATCCGGCGTTGCACAGTTTCTAACGCTCCCCCTTCCGCCGTCGATCAATTCATATTGGAGGAAGTCGCCGCGGGGCATGTATATAACCCGCGAGGGAAAGGACTTCCGCCAGCGCGTCGCCGAGATCGTTGCCGAGCGCCAAGCCATCAAGTTCGGCGATGCGCGCCTGTGCGTGGCGATGCACGTCAGCATGCGAGATCGACGCGTGGCCGACATTGACAACCGCGTCAAGGCCGCGCTCGATGCGCTGACGCATGCTGGCGTCTACGACGACGACAGCCAGATCGACGAGCTATTCGTCGCGCGCGGCGACATTGTCAAGGGCGGCCGGTGCCAAGTCATGGTCATGGGGGCGTGATGGATAAGCAACTCTACCGCCTTGTGCATCCCACCGCGCGCCAGTTAGCGAGCCGCGCATGCATCCACGCGCCAGACGGCTTCATAGTCGAGATCAAGCCGCCGACGAAATCTAGCGATCAGCAGGCCAAGTATCACGCGATGTTCGCCGATGTCGCCGCTCAAGTTCCATTCATGGGATCAATGCGCGACCTTGAAACGTGGAAGCGCCTGCTCGTCGACGCGTTCGCGCGCGTGAAAGCGGCAGAAGGCGATCCGGTGCAAGGCGTCGGCGCGATCATCCCCAATCTCGACGGAACCGGCTTCGTGCAGCTTGGCGTGCAGACGCGCAAGTTCAGCAAGCGCCACGCGTCAGAGTTCATCGAATTCCTTTATGCCTTTGGCGCCGAAAACGATGTCAAGTGGAAAGACCCCGCTCCGGCCGGATATGAGGGACTGGCAGCATGACCGGCAAGCTCAATCCGAACAGCGTGCGCAACGACACGCGACGCAAGATTGTCGAACTGCTCGGACAGGAGCCGATGACTGCGATCGAGCTGCAAGCAATCGTCGGCATCGCTGAAACCGGCGTGCGTCGCCATCTGCGCATCTTGCGCACTCAGACGCCGAAGCAGGTCTACATCTGCGACTGGCACCGCATGGTCGGCAAGAGCGGCTTGTGGGGCGCCGTCTACGCTGCTGGCGACAAGCGCGACAAGCCGGAGCCGGATCGCACCGAGGCACGCCAACAGGCATCGGCTCGTCACTACCGCAAATATTCCGGCGTATTCAAGGCGCGTAGGAGTGCTTGCAATGGCCGCGCGCATCCGTTCGCCGGATTGCTGGAGTCGGCACGATGAAGCGCTCTGCATTGAAGTCAAGCGCATTCAAGCGCAAGCCCGGCGCGTCGTTCAGCAGCTTTCGCAGCGCGACGAAGGAACTGGAGCGCAAGCCGATGAAGAAGCGCGCGCGGAAGGCTGCGACAAAGGCTGAGCGCGAACACATGGGCGTCGTCGCGGGACTCTGCTGCGTAGTGTGCCGAAATCTTGGCTATGGCGATTCGCCGGCCGAGGTGCATCACGTCCGCTACCTCGCCGGCGGCGGCCAGCGCAGCAGCAATCTCGACACGATCCCGCTTTGCCCGCGGCATCACCGAATCGGTGGTTATGGCGTCGCAATCCATGCCGGCCAGGAGGAATGGGAGCGCCTATACGGAACCGAGGCGCAATTGCTCGAACAGACTCGCCGGGAGACCGGCATCACACAACCACAGATGGAGACGGTATGACCAGACCACAACGCTACGGCGCAAGCGCAATGCCCTGTGACTCGGGAATCTTCGTGATGCACGCGGAGTATGAAAAGGTGGTGGCGGAGCGCAACGCCGCACTGCTCGACGCTGAGAGATACCGGAAGTGGGTCAGCTACAGCGGATTCACCAAGGCTCACACTGATGCGACGCTCGACGCCATCGAGATCAACGAATACGCGACGAAGGATAAGGAGCAAGCATGATCGACATCGACAAACTGGAAGCGCTGGCGAAGGCGGCGACGCCGGGACCGTGGGAGGCTGTCGACTACGGCAGCTATGACGGTAAGGACGAAGGGTGGTATGTGGACACGTCCGCCGACAAGGCTGACATTGCACCGGATGCAGGCGGTATTCAGCCGAATCATTGGGACGCAGGCCGCGGCAGGCGCGACATGCAATTCATTGCCGCAACCAATCCGGTTGTAATCCTCGCCCTTATCGCCGAGGTGCGGGCGCTGCGGGAGTTCCATGGCTTCTTCCGCGATCGGTGCGAGGGGCTGTTCGCTCAGTTCGGGATGGACGCAGTGGACGCGTACAACGACGCGGCGCGAGGTGCCAAATGAGAAACATCGCCATCAGCAGTACACGCACCGCCGAGACCGTCGCTCACGAAGACATGATCGCGGCAATGGACCCTAACTACCAGTTCACGCTCGACGAGATATTCGCCCTGCTCAACGACCGCCCGCGCGCTGCTGTACGCGACACGCTGCATGCACTCGTCGCGAAAGGCGTCATCTGGCGCGACGCCACGACGTCACGCGTGCGCTATGCCCTGCTCGAAGGCGATGCACTGCGCGAAGCGATCGAACGAAAGACAAAACGGAGTGCATCGCCGGTCTGGATGCACCGCAATCTCATCGGATACGAGGCTGAACAGCGCCGCTTCCGCGATTTATGCATGAAAACACGAAATTAGGTATTGCGTTACAGATACTGTTGCGGTATCGTTACGCCAATAGCAGCACACACCAATAATCAACAACAAACGGAACGGAACCATGCTCTACACGAAATTTTCAGCATTATTACGCACGCCTGCGAACGCCATCATGGCCGCTCGTGTAAGCGCGTGCGCAGTCACTGCGCGCCGGGCGGCCGCCTCAAAGCGCCACCTCGGAACCCGCACGGTGAAACAAGACCAACTTGCCCGCGCGCTCGCCCAGGCGACAGACGCATACCTGCGCTCTATCACGCCGACAAGTCAACTGACGCACAACCTGATCGCGGCAACTGCAGCCATCCTTGCGCGCGATAACCACGATCAGGTGAGCATTCGCATCGGCAACATACCCGCAATCACACGCAAGCCGATCCCAAGCGCGGCGGCAGCATAACGATTACCCCCGAACCGCGCAGACAGCGCGGCGTGCTTAGGGCGGCTAGGTCAGCGCCCGTTTTTTACAACTGTTCGGCTATGCCGGCGAGGAACCGATGGCCGCGTATTACAACGAGATCGACCCATACGCCGCGCAGTGGCTGCGCAACCTGATAGCCGCCGGTCACATTGCCGCCGGCGAAGTTGATGAACGGAGCATAGAGGATGTTCGACCAGACGACCTTCGCGGATTCACCCAGTGCCATTTCTTCGCCGGAATCGGTGTCTGGTCGTTCGCGCTTCGACTCGCCGGCTGGCCTGACGACCGACCTGTTTGGACCGGTTCCTGTCCGTGCCAACCTTTCAGCGCGGCAGGCAAAGGACTTGGGTTTGCTGACGAGCGGCACCTCTGGCCCGCGTGGCACTGGCTCATCCAGGAGCGCGCACCTGCAACCCTCTTTGGCGAGCAGGTTGCAAGCAAGGACGTCGACCCTTGGATCGACCTTGTTTTCGATGACCTGGAAGCCTTGGGTTACGCCTGCGGGGCGACACCTTTCCCGTCTGCGGGCGTCGGTGCTCCGCACATCCGCGACAGAACGTACTTCGTGGCCGACGCCGACCACGCGCGATCACAAGGACGGCAGCGAGTGCGCGAACGTGCCACTGAACGCTCTGCTGGGCCGGGTTGCGTGGTTGGCATCGTGGCCGACGCAAACGGTCGGCAACTCGATGGGATCGCAGTCATTCGAGGGATTGAGCGCGACGGGAAAGACGCCGGACGGTCGCAAGGTGGCGGTGAGCCTGAATCACGTAGCGACATTCGCGAGTTGGCCGACACCGAAAGTGACAGACACGAACGGCCCGGGCAACTCAGCGAATCGTCAGGGCGGCATGGCGCTTCACACAGCAGCGCAGTTGAGCCTGAACGGCCCAGCCCGACTAGCGGCTTCTGGCGAGTTGCTGACTGGCTGCTCTGCCGGGACGAAAAGTGGCGGCCAGTTAGACCCGGCTCATTCCCGCTGGCTGATGGGGCTCCCGCCCGAGTGGGACGACTGCGCGCCTACGGTAACGCGATCAACGCGCAAGCGGCAGCCGAGTTCATCCATGCCGCGCGCGAAGCAATCGAACAATAGGAACCCGACATGAATACCGATACAGACGCAGTAACAAGGCTGCTAAAGCGCGCAATCGATCTACTCGATACCGCACTGGGCGATAGCGATCCGATGATTGATGACGACATGCCTCAAGAGGAGATTGAGGCCGAATATCCGGTCATGTGCGCCATGCAAATCTTGACCAACCTTCTCACGATTCAGTGCACCCCCACCGCTCCCGCGCAATCGACTCGCGACGCGTGCCAGATCGACAACTTCTCAAGCCGCGCTTGCCGGTACGGAACGCGAAGCTGCATATCGGAGCACACCGCTCCCGCGCAGTCAGGCCAATGGTTTCATTGCTCACCGGCCCTGATAAAAGCTGGCGTAAGTTGCGCCAATACGCCGCGCCGAGCATGTGCATGCGATCCGGAGAACGTCGGTCACGATCACTTCATTGCGCATATCGCCGCTCCCGCGCAATCGTGCGGTGACGCCGAGCAAGCAGACGCTCCCATGACCGCGGTTGCGCCCGAAATCCAGCGTAACGCAATCGCGTTGCTGACCGCGCCAAAACTGCCGGATTGGTTCGACGCGTTCCTCACCAATGTCTGCGAGATTCCCGACCGCAATAGTCCTGATGACGAGCCCGATGCGATTGTTGCGACGCTCGAAGAATTGCGCGAATGCGCTCTGAATGCGATCGCCAACGCGCCATTCGATGAATCGGCATCGTGCGATGTCGAGGCGGCTGCACTTCGGGCGTTCGATCACGCGACCAAAGACGGATTCTCGCGAGACTTGGAAAGCTACTGCGCAGGCTATATCGACCGGCATTACGCCCTTCCTTGCGCCGCCGAGCAAGCAGACGAGGCGGTGACGGCTTCATGGATCAATGGTGTCGCTATCGAACTGTGGAAAACCGCAGACGTCGCCGGCTTCGATGATTTCAAACTGGCTGTCGGCGGCTTTCTTCGAGCCACGGCCGATGCCGCGCGCGCAAAGGACAGCAAATGACCACGACAAATCACACTTCGCCCGCGCTCACCGATGAGCAGATTCGCAACATCGAGAACGACCAGGCGAAGATGCCCGGCGTTACCCGCGAAAATCTGACGGCGCGAACCGTACGCGCGGCCCTGATTGCGCAGCATGGATTCTGCCTCGACGAAGATCAGTGCACATGCGCACGCGAAATTGGCTACCGAGTGTGCCAGCCAAGCAACCGCACTTCGCTGAGCGGTGAGGACGCCGCAAATGTGGCGATTGGGGAGCGGGAAGCGCTGCTGGCCGATTACATCGAATTGAACATGAGCAATTACGGCCCGGATGACGTTGACCGGCTGAACGCATGGGCAATCGAGGCTTACGACTTCATAAGCCGCGCCGCACTTACCGCCGAAAAGGTGGCGGGGCAAGAGCCAGTGACGGGTGAGCTTCAGGCGTTCGAAGCATGGTTCAGGACTTCCGGCTTCTGGAATAACGCGATTACGGAAAAGGCTTGGCGTGCGGCGTGCACGTGGATGCGTGAATTGAATGCGACTATGTGCGAGGACGTCATGGAGCAAAGCCGCAATTCACTATTTCGGAGCGCCGCGAAGGTGTGCGCGGGACTCATACGCTCCGGGAGAAAGGCGCAATGCGACTTGCCGCCAGAAGGATGGTACTGCACGCGTGATAAAGGCCATGAAGGACCATGTGCAGCGTATGCAACCGAGCAACAGCCCGCGCAATCTGCCGAGCAGGACGAGTTGCTGCTTGCGGCGAAAGAAGTATTGGCGAACGGGCACCAACACGACGTTGGCGGCGGCGACGTGTTTGTTGGCACATGCGAGGCTGCGGAACGGCTTCAGCGCGCTGTAGACGCCCGCGCCGCATCAACTTCCGCCAATGTGGCGCAGGGTGCGGCTATTCAAGACGAGCAGGCACTGCGCGCGCGCATCTGTCGAGCACTAGCCATTAAAGGAAATCTATCTGACGACGAGATTGTCACCGCTGCCGAATTGCATCACTACGAATTCACGCGCTTATTTACTGCTGCGACCTCTCGCGCGTCCGATCTCGTGGCGCTGATGGCCCCGCCAGCACAGACACCGCTAACCGATGATGCGCGCAGTCACTGGAACCCGATCTACAACACCGACCCGGTGCAACGCGCGTGCGGCGAGTTGCCCGAAGGATGGGAGATCGAGATAACGCTAGAACAGGGCGCAGGCTGCGTGTATCTGATCGACCCGACCGGCGAACGGACCGACATCGACAGCGCAGACAAATTCGACTGGACGATCCACGAAGCTATCGACGCCGCCCTGACCACCTCTCAATCAGCAAGCGGAGGGAAATCGTGAGCAAACTTGAATTGCCAACGCCGCGGTGCACATACGCAGACCACTCATATCCGGCCTACTCGAAACAGCAGATGCTCGACTTTGCAGAGGCATCCCGCCGCGCAGCGCTTGAGGAAGCGGCCAAGATCTGCGACGAGTCAGCGGCAGCATGGGACGAGACCGCGAAAGGCAACTACGACGGCACATACGACAGCAAGGCAGATGCAGCGCGCGAATGCGCTACCGACATCCGCGCCCTCGCCACGGAGACAAATAATGGTTGAAGACCTGAAACTGATAAAGCGCCTGCGTGACGCCGCTGACGCTGATGAAGTAGCGGCCGAAGAACTCGATCCCATGCATTACACGGCTGACGATCCCGAGGACATTATTGCGGGCCTTGAATTCAGGGCACGTGAGCGCCGAGAGTGCGCCGACATGATCGAACAGCAAGCCGCCCGCCTAACCGCCCTTGAGTCCGAGCACGACGCTCTACTCGCGGCAGCAGGGAAAGAGGCGGTGATGCCATTGTCTGACAAGCGGATATGGGGAATTGCTGAGGACGTTTGGCGCCGCAGAAAGGTCAGGTCGGATCGCGAGTTTGAACTTCAATTCGCCCACGAAGTAATAGCCGCTGCGCTTTACGAAATCCGCGCTGCATTCACCGACGAGAAAGGCCCGGAATTTTCCGATGGGCCTGACTCTGACGGCTTTAGCGGCCCCCGTCCGTGGAACGGCTTCAATGGGGCTGGGCGAATCGAGCAAGAACATAGCGACGCGTTGGCAGGCGACATCAATCCGAGGGGAAAGCAATGAGCCGAGATATTAAGCAACTCCAAGCGTTGTTTCTTACCGATCCTGATGGGGGCTCTATGGAGATCAGTAGTGATCTGCGCGACGCAGGCAATGGAGACAACTCCATGCAGTTCACCGTCACGAATCCAGAAACAGGCAGGAGGTTCGCAATCACCTTCGGAATAGCAGAACTGGCCTCGGAAAGCTTGAAGGTCCCCACCGCCGCTCTTGAAAAGGGAGACGGGCGGGATGCGTGGCTACTGACGCTTTACGAATTGCTGATGCAGCAAAACATCGTGACAAGCGGCGAATCGTATCTGTCGCTAAGGTGCGTTGGTGTGCCGCCGACCGAAGCAGAGTTCGCCACGGCGGTTCAGCGGGCCATCGACGCCGCCCTGTCACAGAAAGCGGGAGAGCAGCAGTGATTGAAGCAGCAGCAAAGCGGGTCATCGAGTTGACCCGCGCAAACTGGAAAGTCTGATATGCCAAGCAACCGCAAACCGCGCAAGGCCCGCAAGTTAGTGACGCCCAAAGACATTGTGTCGACGCTATTCAACGCAGATGATCCGATGCAAGGCGAGGAAAAATTGGAGGTGCTGACAAGCGTTCATATGGCCGCGCTTGCCCTATCCCGCGGCACAGGTACGAAGAACGAATGGGACACGCTTGTCGTCACGGGCAATATTGCGATCGTGCTGTGCGAGACGGCCGGCAACCGCAATGTCGGGCTCGAGCCGCTGTATGCCATGCAAAACGCGATGATCGCGGTATGCGAGCGCTTCCAGGAGATCGGCCGCTTCGTGCTGACCGGCGACGAGCTGCAAGCGATGAACGGCGGCATAGCACTGTTCGAGCAACTGGTCGACACCGTTAGCCGGCGTCAGTATGTGCGGGCGTGCGCTGAATATACGCGACGCCTTCACGCTGGCAAGGCAGTTCAAATTAAGCGTGGCCAAGCGACAGAAAGATTCGCGCTGCGCGCCGGGGCATAGGGAGAAAGGCGATGGAAGAACTCTGGACGCACAAGGAACTGGCTAAGTTTTTAGGCTACAGCCCGGCATCTGTGGCAACGATGGTCACGAAGAAGCCCGCCAGCCTGCCGCCGCGCGTCGCGGGTCTTGGCCGGCCGCGTTGGGTCCCGTCAGTGGTGAGAGATTGGGTGATAGCTCAGAGCACGCAAGCAGCGCCCGCGCAACGTGGGCGCCCGCGCAGGACGCCCACCGTGGTTTAGCCGAGCTTGGCGGCGATGTCCGTCGCCTTCGGCTCATAGTAGATTTGCAGCATCTTCAGGGTCTTGTGCCCTGTCA